CCCGCCTGCCCTTTCGGGCAGGTTCGGGCTTTAAACTACTTTTCTCCTTCAGGCGGATTAAAGTCTAGAGTTTCGCTTAATTCTACAAATTCTTTATTTTCACTTTCGGAATTTTGTATCATCAGCCATTCTAAACTTTTGAATCGTTCCATTGCGCGGTTATGGTAAAACTCATACCCCCGCTTATTGATTCCGTCCGCGTCGTGTATGCCGTCCAGGTAACCTAAAAACTCGGATGTTTGCAGGATGTCGGCGCATTCTAAATCATTCAAGTAACTCTCGACTTTTACACGGATTTCAGCCGTTTTAAACACAATCGGTTCTTTCAAATCTTCACACATTTCTAAAGCTCCTATGACAAAGGTTGGTATCACCGCCCTGCCCGGCCTCTTTTGGAAGGGTTGGTTGGCGGTGGGCGAACCGTCCCGGAGAAAGGCAAACTTTTCCGCCTCGGAAATGTAGGGCATCTTCCGGAATGGGCGGCTTTGGGTAGGGCGTGCCGCACCAGTAAGCCGCTGCGTAAGGCCGTCAAGGGGGAAGCTTTGTAAAGACGAAGCGCCTTATCTCGTCTTTACGAATACCCCCTTTACGGCCTGAAGCGGCGGATTACCCTGCGGCCAAAAGCCCGAACCAAAGCCGCCCATGAGGAAGATGCCGTTTCCTTGGGTAACGGTTGCGTTTCGGGCGCGTTGGAACAACGCGCAACCAATCCATGCGAAGCATTCATAGCGTGCCGCAGGCGCGCCGTACCAAGCGCAGCGCGGAGCATAGGAAGCATGAAGCTTGCAGACGGCCTTTATGCGGAAACGTCGCCGTTTTGTTTCGGGATTTTTGCGGAAGCAATCCCCTTCCGTGATAATCCGAAAAAACGGCGGCATAAAGGCCGTCTGAAAGATCCATGCAAAGGGTGGGTTAGTGGGGCAAACGGAGTGCGCAGCGAAGAATGAGCGTAGGGACAAGGGATTAGCACTGACTAGCGTAGCAACCCTAGTTCGGAGTCCGAAGGATGCAAGCCCGGCCGCGAAGCGGTGGCCGCAAAAAAAAAAAGAAAAACCACCTGAACAGACGGTAAATTAAACATAGATATATAATTATGCGAAACATCAAATGCTCGCTACTTGTAGTAACGCCTTTTAGGCCGCCAGCCCCTGCCGGCATTGGCGGCCATCTCATTGCAAATGCCTTCTTTGGCCACTTCAAAATAAACGTCTTTTAAACCTTCTTTGTCGCGTTCGCGTGCTTTGTGATAATTCAAAGTAATAATAATTTCAAGCGGTTGCCTGTTGCAGGTTTCTGCAATTTCTAGCATAAACGCAAGCGGCAGATTCATCCGGCCTTTGCGGTATTGGGAAATGTGCGAAGTCGAAACGCCCCAATGCCGGGCGAGCGAATAGTCTGAATAAAGCGGTTTGTACCGTTTGAATAAATCTATCCATTGGGAAGCAGAACGCATGATAAAACAAAGCCTTATGATTAAGTCATAAGGCTATTGTAAATCAGCGTTCGGAAGCTCGCTAGACGTGCGAATGCTCGCTATTTTTGGCAGGGTTGGTCGTTAGTCTACAAATTCCATCTTCTCAACTATTGGCGGGTTGTTTTTCTTGTGTTCGCTGTATGCTAGATATATTGTGCAGGCTGCGATAATTCCTAATATTATTATTTTTATTGATTCGTAAATCATCCATTTTGTTGTTTTGTCTGTCATTTTGTTTTTTCCTTTGAGATTGCTAGTTTTATGTAATCTTCGTCTGTTATGTTTTCTATGCCTTTTTCTATTAAAAAGTTAAGGATTTCTGTTTCTTTAAATCCTGCTTTGGTTGTTACTACGGCTCTCACAAATTGTTCTTTTACTCGTTCCCATGTTTTGTCTTGTATATGTTTGCTTGGCATGTTCTTACCTCAATCAAATTTTCTCTAACATAAATTTTCTTAGAAAAATTGTAAATATTTTCTTGACAAATATTTTATTTGTTTCTAGGATTCGGGCTGTTTTATATTTTCTAAGAAAATAAGAAAA